AGCTGAGGGAGGCTGATGGGGCGTGATGTTTTCCTCAAACCAGGTGCTGGAAATCAGCGGGGATATGCGCCAGCTTGAAGCGGCCGTCGAGTTTGCGATGAGATATTCAGGCCAGAGCGAATGCTTCACAAGAAGAGAAAAACCAGCTAAATGCGTGTATCAAGTCTCCGATGACGGACGCTATTGCATCGGCTGGGCCCTGCGCGACGAGGAGCTGCCAGATGGCTGGTCTGAGTACCCGTTTGACTATGACCCGAAAATCATCGGTGCGGTCGTCCAGCAGTGGATTGAAAAAGAGCAAAGGCCATTTGATGAGAACGCAGGGTGGGATGGGTCACACCACATCGGGTTCTTGCTTCAAGAGTCGGGCGGGAGCAGATGGAAGGAGCGGGAGCGGATCAAAAATGGGTGGCGCTGCATTATCACGATTCGGCCCTTCTGGTGTTTCTATGCTAAGTAGGAGGTGCGAGATGAGCAATCGAAAACCGATCACCTGCTGCCCGCATTGTGGGAGCACCGAGGGGATCTTTACGAAGACCACCCTGCACCGCATTCCGTGGCGCTGCGGGTTCAATATGGAAGAGCAGGAGAACGGGGAGATGTACGACAATGCGGAGGGCCAGTCTGGCGGGGACATGGCTTACTGCCAGAATTGTAGGAAGGTCATCTGCCGCATGAGCACTCTCAGAAAGCAATGGAAGGAAGAGGGTATTAGGATATGAGCAGTCAAGGGAAAAGAGATGGTTGCCAGAAACGATGCGAAGGAGCCCCAACCCCGAACTATCGGCTCCCTGTCCCGCCGCCACTGAAGCCGAAGAGCGAACAGAGAGTAAACACGGTAACTGTGCGGTGGTTCGACAGCTACCTGGAGGAGTTCGAGGCAACAGAGGTGCGCTTCGGCTCTGACATCCTGTTCCTACGGCTGGCCGATGGCAAGAACCGGCATATCCCGCTTCGGCAGGTCCGCTGGTTCGGAATGTCTGTTGAGAGCCACCAGAAAGAACCTGGCAAGGAGGAGGCACAATGAACGGCAAGAAATATATCGACAGCCGGGGATGGAAGTACAGGGTAATGGGCGGCATCGGCCCCGATGCTTTCAAAGCCAGATACCAGAAGCCGGAAAAGCAAGGCGATGACGGCTGGAAGGGACTGGCCGCCGTCCCGTGGAGGACTACTTTCGAGGAGGCTCAGGCTGACCTTGATCGGCTGGCCTCTGAGAAAAGCTGGAAGGAGTGGCATTGAAGTTGATGGAAGAACTGGTTAAGTCGGTATCCGCCTTGGTGAATGAGGAATACCAGCGAGCCGCAGCAGAACATGGCGGAGCAGCCAACACCCCGCACGAAGGATACGCCCTTGTCAAAGAAGAGGAAGAGGAGGCCGCTGAGCAGATGTCCGTGGTCAGTCAAAGGGTAACGCCCCTCTGGTGGGCGGTGAAAGCGAATGACTTGGCACTCCAGGCCGGCTATCTCGCAGAAATTAGAACCTCCGCGATCCTTGGTGCCTGCGAGCTCATCCAAGTTGCGGCCATGGCGGATAAGTACACCAAAGGACTCAAGCGAGAGATGGAGGGCAAAGCGAAATGAAAGCTATCACTATCTGGCAGCCGTGGGCTTCTTTGCTGGTATGCGGCGCGAAGCGGTTTGAAACCCGGTCGTGGGCAACATCATACCGTGGACCCATCGCTATCCACGCCGCCAAGAAAGATGTCTTCGACGCCCTGAGCATGATTCCTGTGCCCACTGCCGTCGGGATGAAGAAGCTCCTGGGGGTCGAGTGGAAGGAGCTCCCAACTGGGGCGGTCATCGCCACCGCGACCCTGATCGGGTGCCATGAGATCGACCACATCATAGACAGCGGAAGGTCCATAGATGAGATAGGCTGCTGGGACTGCGATCTTGACGGATGGATTGCAGCAACTCCCCAGGAGGTACGGTTCGGAGACTGGACACCTGGGCGATATGCTTGGGAGTTTGCCGACATGAAGCAGATCGGGCCGATACCAGCCAAAGGGAAGCAGGGCCTGTGGGAATGGAAGGAGGAGCAATGATGAACGAGAAGACAGGCGGAGGCATTCGCCGTCTCCAGAAAGTTTCGATGGGGGACCCGGAAGACGGGGTCGAGTTGATGGCGAAGTGCCAGATGACGAACTTCACCGTCAAGAAAAAGGAGGTAGTCGGCGTTGGGAGCCAGCACCTCGCAAACTGTAAGATGATGGCCAGCTTCGAGAATGGTGTTGTGTCTATCTCTGTGCGAGGCGGAAGGCCGTTCATGGTATCCGTCCGGCTGGATGAGATGATGGCGCTGCTGAAGGAAGCTGCTGACTACCACAACGAGAAGTTCGAGGAAGGGGGTGAAGAGGATGGAGAAGGCGGAAATGCTAAAAGCGGTGAAGGAGAATAGAAGGCTCTGCGACGAGCTCACAAAGGCGGCGATGCCGCTTCTGGAGTTCCTGAATCGGCACTACGACCCACACGCCTACGCAATCGTGACGGAAGGACGAGTTGAGATCGTCAGGGGCGAAGTGTCTGCTCTGCTCCCGGTGAGGGATTGAAGGGCGGCTGATGTCGGTGGCATGGAAAGAAATCAACGGATACCGGTGGCCCTACCGAATCAACGAGGAGGCGTGTGTCCAGAAGCAGCTCAGCAACGGAGAGTGGTACACGTTGAGACCATACCTGGGCGGTGGAAGATCCAGGGCCATGGTGAAAATGAGATCCATGGAGAACAAACCGATTGAGGTCCCGCTGGTCTGGCTGATGGCTGATGCCTTCTTGGGCGGGCGGCGTCCCGGATACGCCATCGTCCACAGGAACGAGCAGAAACTGGATTGCGCAGCGGGAAACCTGATGTTTGTACCACATAATGAGTGCGGTAGACTCTCCTGCCGGAGCCGCCGTAAGGCTGTGATGAAGATTGATCGCAGCGGGAATGTCGTCGCCATCTACGCATCCGGTCGGGAGGCGGCGAAGAAGAACTTCATCAGCCAAAACTCGATATGGGCCCGGTGCCACGGCATGGTGAAAGACCCTTTTCGGCTCGATGGGTACGATTACCGGTACGAAGATGGCAGGTGTTGCAATGCGACGGGAGGTGAGAAACGTGCAAATACAGTGTAGCTGCTGCGGGGCGACCAGAAATTTCAGGTACAGTGCCGGGAATGTCCTCTGCACCGTGGTTGTCCATGGGTGGAACAGTTACGGACACGCCCTATACTGCCAGAAGTGCTCGGAGACTTGGCATGAGCGGAACGGCTTGGACAGGCCGCTTGCTGGCCGAGAGAATACTATTGCTGTGATCGACGCCATACACGGGCGAGAGAGAAGGAAAAATGGCTGACATTATCAGCGCCCTGAACCGCAAGAGGGCCAGCCTGAATGGGCAGAAGCAGCAGATCAGAGCAGAGGCGGATCGTAAGATTGCGGAGATCGACGCCGAGCTTGCGAATGTAGACCGGGCACTCAAGACTCTGAACGATGCCGTCAAAGACTACCTCTGCAAGACCTGTGGAGGTGAAGGGACCATCAGAAAACCGGACGCCGCCGGCCAGATGGAGGACTGCCGGTGTCCTGTCTGTAACGGTACGGGGGTGTGTCCTTCGTGAAAAGGTGCAGACATCCGGGAGGCATCACAATTAAGCCGGACGGGATAAATGAGCTGCTGCCGTGCCCGATGGAGGACAAAGAGATCCACCGGAACGTGACTGTGGCCGTCAGCCAATGCTCGGTGTGCGGCCACATTGAGATCTCCTGGGAGCGGCAGGATGACGCCGAGGATGAAATCTTTGGGAAACTTGGGCCGGAGCCGGAGGATGACTGATATGGGGAAACGAAGATCTGAAGCATGGTGGGATCGAAAGCAGGAATCCATGTGGGAAATCTGTAATCACTGTGGGCTCCTGCGATGTCCGTACTGCCTCCCGATGGATTGCCCAACATGGAGAGCATTTGGCGGCAAACCCAAGCAAGGAGAAAAAGAGCGAGAAGGTGTGATGGATTGACTTGCATTATCGGGTTTACAGACCGAGCAAACAACATTTCATGGGTCGGTGGAGATAGCCTCGGCAGCGATGGGTATGTGAAATCCGTCGAGTTGCCAGCGAAGGTGTTCCGAAATGAGACATTCAAGAACGTCCTTATCGGTGGGACGACGACCTTCCGGCACTTGGACCTGCTGAAATATTCCGAGGATCTGTTCGATGAGGTCGACCTGCATAAGAAAACCGAACTCGATCACAAGTTCATGGTGATGCGGTTCATTCCGAAGGTGATAAAGCTGTTCAAGGAAGGGGTAGTCGGGGAAATCGAAACGGAGCGAGGCGGGAACTTCATCGTCGCAACTCCGCACCGGGTCTTCGAGATCCAGCCTGACTATTCCGTCCTCGAACCAGAGCTTGGGATCTGCGCGGTCGGATGTGGGAGAGAAGTTGCGATGGGAAGCCTTATCACAACTATAGGGATGGACATACCGCCGCAGGACAAAATCGTCATGGCACTGAAAGCAGCGGAGCAATACTGCTGCGGAGTGCAAAGGCCGTTCCGCATCCTGTGTACGGATGAACGGGAAGAAATCATTGTGAGATAGGAGAAAAGAAAATGAGCGATTACAAACCGACAGTAGTGCTTGATTTTGACGGGGTTATTCACTCTTACAAGAGTGGATGGCAGGGGGCCAGCGTTATTCCGGACCCTGTTGTGCCGGGGATCATCGAGGCTATCAACAACCTGCGGGCGCACGGATATAGGGTGGTTGTGGTGTCCACCAGGTGCGCCAGCAGCGAGGGCATGGAGGCTGTTAAGAGCTACCTCACCGAGAACCGGATCGCAGTGGATGATGTTTTGGCGGAGAAGCCTCCGGCACTGTGCTATGTGGACGACCGGGCCATCTGCTTCCGGGGGAACGCCGGGAAACTGGTGGGTCAGGTCGAGAGCTTTAAGACATGGCTGGAAGATCCGAGCATCCAACTGGCGGACTGCACCGAAGTACATATGGATTTGGGGAGCCTTACCGAGGAGCAGGTGATGAAGCTGGCCGAGGCGGTTACAAATCAGCGTTGCGTGGTGGTGGAGCGCAATCCTCATCCCACCGAGGCTCTCCGCCCGTGTAAGGGAACCTACTGGTACAAAGGCGAGGAACATGAGGTCATCGGCCGTTTCCACGGCTGGGGGTCCGACTACGAGGAGTTCTGCGATGCGGGGCCTGGGAACTTCGCCATCGGCATCATTGAGAGCAACGACGGGACTGTGGCGATGTGCCGGGCGGATACCATAGTCTTCCTCGAAAGAGAAAACGGAGAAAGGAGATAACACCAATCCTGGTAGACCAGGTTCGTGTGAGATTGATAAGCATACGGTAAAGCTATCTGTTGCAGCGTGAGGGCCATATGGTCCGAGCATGGGAGGATTAGATAGCTGACCTCAGCCAGCGATGGTTGTGGTCGGTGTGAAAAGAATTGCAAGTGTCAGTTTTGGGAAGGACTCCCTTGCCATGCTCCTGCGGCTTCTGGAGGAAGGGCGGTCGCTAGACGAGGTAGTGTTCTATGATACTGGGATGGAGTTCCAGGCCATCTATGACATCAGGGACAGGCTGGTGCCGATCCTGAAGGAAAAGGGTGTCTGCTACACGGAGCTCCATCCTGGCTACGACTTCAAGTGGAAGATGTTCGATAAGCCGGTGAACGGGCCAAATGGTCCGCACAACGGGTATTCTTGGTGCGGCGGCCGATGCAGATGGGGGACCAGGGACAAGCTCTCGGTGATCGAGCGGTACTGCAAGGGCGCCATTGAGTATGTTGGCATCGCCGCCGATGAGGACTCAAGGCTTGAAAAGGAGAGGAAGGGCTCCAAGGTGTTCCCTCTTGACACATGGGGCATGGCCGAGGCGGATTGCTTGAGGTACTGCTACGAACGTGGGTACACCTGGGAGGAAGATGCTGGAGCCGGGACCGTCCGGCTCTACGACGTGCTTGATCGGGTGTCCTGCTGGTGTTGCGCCAACAAGAATCTCCGGGAGCTGCGGAATATGCGGAGGCTGCTCCCTGAGTATTGGGCCAGACTGGAGGATCTCCAGAGCAGGACTGAGCGCCCCATGAAAGGGGCGGGTAAAAACGTATTCCAGCTAAGGGAAAGATTCGATAAGGAGGCGCTATGTTCAGAAAGAGAAAAATGTACCAGGTAAGGCCACCAAACCACGAAAGAGCCATTTTGAACGGCCGGAAGCAGCAAATCAGAAGAGTAGGGGGGTTGGATGCTTCACCTGCTCCGGCATCCACGAGATCGTTAAGGTTGACCACTCATGAATCGGCTAGCCATATACGATACACACAACACCAAACAGAACGAAAGGAGAATCACAAATGAAGCAATTTCATGATCTTCAAGCCGGGCTGCTCGATAACTTCGAGCGCCTGCACTCCACCTACGGTACGGCGTTCCAGACAGACGCCGACAAGGAGGAACTGTGGAACACCTACCTCGAAAGTTTCCCGCCTAACAGGAACCAGATCTACCGGACACGGCGTGAGTTCGACTGCTCCTGCTGCCGGCACTTCATCAAGGACATTGGCGGCATCGTCCTGATTGACGACGATCAGAACGTGCATACGCTCTGGGGCTTCCAGATCGACGACCCCGATTTCCAGATTGTGCTGGACGAGATGGACGCATACGTCAAGAGCCGGAAGATCACCGGCCCCTACATCAGCCTGTTTACTGCCGTCGGCACCAAGCAATCGCATGAGGCTGACGAGGGCGGAAACGTCACGACATGGGAGCATTTCTACCTGCCTCTGCCGAAGGAGTACCGGTTCAGCGGGCGGGCCACCATCGACACGGAGCGGTCGCAGCGGCGCGACACGGCCCGCGTCTTCGGGCGGTCGCTTGCGGAGATCTCGCTGGATGCAATCGACACGGTACTCGACCTGATAAACTCCAACACCCTGTATAAAGGGACGGAGTGGAAGTCTGCCCTTGAAGGGCTCCGCCAGCACAAGTTCAAGTACGACCGCATGACGGAGGCCCGCCGGGAGCTGTACGTCTGGTCCCAGGCCGGCAATGTCGGCCCCGTTATCGGCAGGATCAGGAACCACTCCATCGGCGTCCTGCTTACCGACATCACCTCCGGCGTCGAGCTGAATGAGGCCGTCACCCGGTATGAGAAAATCGTTGCCCCGGCGTACTACAAGCGCCCGAAGGCCATCTTCACCGCCAAGATGCTTGAAGATGCGAAGCAGAAGATCACGGAGCTGGGTTACATGGAGTCCCTGCCCCGGCGGTACGCCAAGCTGGATGACATCACGGTCAACAATATCCTGTTCTCCAACCGGGACGCAGCCAAGCGCATCAAGGGAGATGTTTTCGACGATATGATGGCTGAGGCAAAGTCCGCACCCAAGCGGTTTGACAGGGTGGAGGAGATCCCCGTCGAGAAGTTCATCGCCGACGTGCTCCCTGGTGCAACAGAGATCGAAGCATTCGTCGAGAACCGCCACGCACCGAACATGGTGTCCCTGATTGCCCCGGTTGCCCCCGATGCCCCGTCTATGTTCAAGTGGAAGAACCCGTTCAGTTGGGCGTACTCTGGAAATATCACCGACAGCAACATCCGCGAGAACGTCAAGAATGCTGGCGGCAGGGTGGATGGCGTCCTCCGTTTCTCGATTCAGTGGAACGACGGCGCGGAGCACAGCAAAAACGACCTAGACGCTCACTGCAAGGAACCTGCCGGGGGGTCGCACATCTATTACGCCTTCAAGGCATCGCCTCGAACCGGCGGCCAGCTCGACGTTGACATCCAGCACCCCGTCAGCGGAGTTCCCGCCGTTGAAAACATCACATGGCCGTCCAAGGCTCGGATGCTCCCCGGCGACTACGAGCTCTACGTCCACCAGTACGCCAACCGTGGTGGACGTGACGGATTCCGGGCCGAAATCGCGTTCGACAGTCAGATCTTCCAGTTCGACTACCCGAAGGAGCTGCGGCAGGGAGAGATCGTCAAGGTAGCCACCGTCAACCTGAGCGTGGGCGGCACATTTACCATCAAGGAGCACCTGCCGAGTTCCACGGCATCCCGTGAGATCTGGGGCGTAAAGACTATGTGCTTCACACCCGTCACCGTCATCATGCTCTCCCCAAACTATTGGGACGAGCAGGAAGGTATCGGCAACAAGCACTATATGTTCATGCTGAAGGACTGTGTGAACCCGGAGAAGCCGAACGGTTTCTACAACGAGTTCCTCAAGCAGGAGCTCGCTGAGCACAAGAGGGTGCTTGAGGCCCTCGGAGGTAAGATGGCTGTGGAGTTCGTCGAAGACCAGCTCAGTGGCATCGGCTTCAGCTCCACTCTCCGCAACGAGCTTGTCGTCAAGGTGAAAGGCGCCACTGAGCGTATCATGAAGATCAAATTTTAAGGAGGAAACGATATGAACACAAACATTTTCGAGACAGCAACGAAGGAGAAGCTCCGCTTCCCGTACAAGGGCATGATCTCCGTCGAGGATCTGTGGGACCTGAGCCAGACCCAGCTCGACGCCATCTACAAGGCCCTGAACTCCGAGAAGAAGACGACCGAGGAGGACTCCCTGCTCGGACAGCGCAGCAAGGAGGAGCAGACGCTCTTGACAAAAATTGAGATCGTCAAGCACATCTTTTCCGCTAAGCAGGCCGATGCCGAGGCCCGCAAGCAGAAAGCCGTCAACGACGAGAAGAAACGCCGTATCATGGAGCTGATCGCATCCAAGGAGGACGCGGCCCTTGGCGAGAAATCCGTCGACGAGCTGAAGAAGATGCTCTCCGAGCTCGACTGACCGGCGAAGAAGGCGGCGCGGATATGGTCGATACCACGGAGCGGAGCCACACAGGAGAAAGGAGGGGGCCTGATGAGCTTGTATAGGGCGGTATACAAGTGCCAGCTTTGCGGAATGCTGGAAGCATACGGACAGGCACAAGAGGTTCCGGCAAACATGGCCGAGGATATTGTGGGCAAAGTGATTCAGCAAAACCAGCTTTTTGCCGGGAATCCGCATCTGCACCAAGCTCAGATGTATGTGATACACAGGTGCCTTGATGGGAGTACCGGCCTGGCCCACTTTGCCGGGTTTCAGATTGTCAGGTGAGCCGTGAAGGTAAAGGGGTTCTTGGTATATCGGATATGGTACGGTGACGACCTGATCTACATAGGGAGAACAAAGCAACCACTTCAGGATAGAATCCGAGGACACCTATTCCAGAAACCGATGCACCGTACGATCTCCATTGAGCTTGTGACCAAGATTGAGTATGCGGAGTTCCAGACTGAAGCGGATATGAACCTGTACGAGATATACTTTATCCTGAAGGAACACCCGCCTCTGAATGTTGATGATAAAACCAAGGACTATCCGACCGTGGATCTGCCTCAGGTAGAATGGAAAGAGTTTACGACCCCGCTGTGGGAAAAATGGCGGGATGAACTTCAGATCAAAGCTACACAGAAAGATAAGCTGCGGATGAGGTATCGGCAGATCCCGGAGGAAATGAGAATTGTGCGATCTATGCGACGTACTGGCGAGATCAACGAGGATGAATACTGGGACAGGCATGAGGCACTCAATAAGGAGCTAGACCAGATAAGCAAGGAGCTCTGGGGGTGATAAAGACCAGCGTAGGTCGATTCACGTTGGGCCAGTCATACACCACACCATTTCGGAGCGCCCCAGGAGCTCCAGAGGGCAGAAAAACGGCTGCGTTCCTGAGTAGGAGCGTAGCCGTTCTTTTATTTGCCAAGGAGTTCGTTTAGCTCCTTGGTTGCGGTCTCAATTTGACTGATTAGTCGCTGAGCTGTGCCCTTGCAATCGAAGACCGACTGAATTTCCCTGATGACGCTTTTGCTTTCTGGAATGATGAAGCCTCCCAAGACACAGTTTCTTTTGTCCATGCTATATATGAACGAGACCGGCTTGTCTTTTTGAGGGAAAGCAACAACCATCATCCCACTGGCGCAGCTTTGAACGGTGCCATCGCCAAAAGTTTTGTGATGCACTGTCTGGCCGGAAATGTCAGGGAGTGACACGCTTGCGGATTCCGCAGTTCGGAGCTGCTCCCTAAGATCTGCAATCTCGGCTTCTTTCGCTTCCAGCAGTTTTCGGTTTTCGACGGCAGCCAAACGCTCCCTCACAGGGACTGAGGCACGAGTCTGAGCTCCGTTGAGGTCGTATTGGTAGGCACAGTAGATGATGTCGTAGACGGTAATATGCCTGCTGGCGATGCTGTCAAGCTCCGGTGCCTCCCGTAACCTCCGGGCCTCGCTGCGCTCCAGGATCTCTGGGAAGTTATCGAGGGCTTCCGAGATTTCCTCGCACATCTTGTAGTATTCGGCGAGACTGAAATATGTGCCATATCCGATGTCGCCGCCGAAATTGATGATTCCAGCTACTTTATTTGCGGAATAGGGTTTACAAATGAAATTCTCGGCTGGCCGCCAGAAGCTGAGGTAGTTGATGGCATCGTAGAGACTGTGATCGCAGTTATTCTCTGATGGGTAGAAGCGTCGGACTCGGCTATTCACGGCCTCAACAAATAGCTGCGCTCGCTCTTGCCGTAGAGCATAGTTTCTGCCATCACTGGAAAACAGTGCGGAAAACTGTTGGCGAATGAAATCGTGGTCGCCGTGATCCCTCAGCAGCTTGCGGATGCCGTTGAGCGGGTGCTGGTGCCGACCATCAAATAGATTCACCTGTTTGGCTGTTGCGGCCCGGAACATCTGGAGGAAAGAATCGCGGCTTGCCTCAATGTCCCAGTTCCGTTGGAAATGTGAGATTGCCCGCCATTTGTACCCCTCGTCGTGTGTCCCCGGATTGTCAAACTCGGCAAACCGACGGACGTATTCGTTGAGGATTTTCTCAAGTTCGCTGTAGTCCATAGTGTCAGTAGAGCACTGCGACGAGGTTTTTATACATCTCATTATCGAGCTCGCAGAGACACTTCGTCCCATCCTTGAAGATGATGGAGACGGTATAGACCCCCTTGTTTTTGCCAGACGAAGCACCGGCGATGGCACCGATCCCACCGAAGAGAGCGCCCCCTACAACTCCCTTGATGACGCCGCTGCTCATGCTCTTTTGGCCTTCCTCGCCGATGACCTCGTAGTTCTGGACAGTATCCTTGTTGATGAACGTTTTTTTGCCGAGGCCGAAAGTGCCGTAGATGTAGAGTCCCTTCTTCTTGTTCTTGAAGTCGATATAGCCTTTGTAGTCTCCTGCGACTACGACGTTTTTGACAGCCATGTTGTAACCTCCATTTTGCGTGTGCGCCCTGATAGCGTACACTTGATGTACTTTGTATTCTAACGGCGTCTGGCCCGGAAGTCAATATGAATGTAAGCTATAAGAGCGCAGGCATTCACTGCTGGCGCACATTTTGGAGGTACAAAAACATGGACAAAAGGAAGCTCGGGCAACGGATCAACACAGTAAGGAAGAACAAGGGTATGACCAGCGAGAAGCTGGCGGAGGCTTGCGATATTGGGGCATCGTACCTGAGACAAATCGAGAGTGGAGCAAAGGCTCCGAGTCTCCCGCTGTTCATCGTGATCTGCCAGCGGCTCCAGGTATCCCCTAATTGCCTGCTCCCAGACCTGATAGTGCCATCAGAGGGCGAAAAACTTAAAAAAATAGAAAAAATTTTTTTGGAGGGGAACCCGACACCGAAGCAAATTGCGATGTTCGAGGAGATGGCTGAGGTCATTCTAAAAGGGAGATAGAAAAAGTACGGTTGTGAATAAATGAGCTTAGCCTCGCATCGTATGATGCGAGGCGTTCTGCATTTCCGCCAATTATCCGGCTAGGCAACAACTGTTAACCGACGGGAATCTCTTGATTTTATGAGGTAAAATGTTATAATAAAGTTGCAAAAAACAAAGAACCCCCGGTGTTTGCGGCACCGAAGGTTCAATGGTCGAGCAGCCGTTGCAGTAACGGGCATACTCACACACCAGATGAGTAGAGTATACCACGGCTGCCTCCGACCGTCAAGAAAATTTGAAAGGGGCAGCACAAATGATTACCACACCAGACAAGCTCAGGTTGGATGCAGCAAGGCTCGACGCCTATCTGGAGGCGTTCGAGCACACCTACCTCCATTTCCTTGAAGTGGGGAGTGACGAGCAGGAACAGAGAATACGAGGGTCTTTTGCGTTCTTCGAGATCAGGGATAAGGTTGAGGGTCTGATGGCTGAAATGGACGAACTCGCCGGACACATGGAGGTCTGCAATGCCATCCTCGCTGTGGCCAGCACGAAAGGAGGGCGCGCTGTATGAGCGGAGCGGCAAAGGTCGAGATCGCCGGTAAGGCGGCGGTCGTGGAGCAGGAAGGGAAGTCCGTCCGAGTCCTTCTGCACGAGGGCGAGACGCTATATGCAGCACGGGATATTCTGAAGGCTTGCGGAACCAAGTACCCGGAAAAGTGGTGTGCCCGTGAGTTCCGGGACCAGACCAGGGTAAGGATGCTGAAGCTGTTGTACCCGGCAAGGGGGAAAACTGGCGGCATGAACCGGCGCACCTATGAGATGTACTTCACGGATGAGGCCGGCGGGCTCACCATCCTCGAAATGATCGGCTGCGACAATGGAGTCCGAGACTGGCTGAAGACCGAAGTGTTTCCGTATAAGCTGAATCGGCCGGGAGCCCAGAGAGCCGAGAAAATACATGAGCCGCCAATCTGCCCGCCGGCTTCGGACGGGATGAAGGATAGGCTTGAGTATGTAAATAACCAGATTGATGCGATGCTCTTTGCCCTCCTTGAACTGAAAAAGTACATAGCGCAGCCGAACGCCTGAAGGAAGCGGCCCTGGTTATATCCGGGGCCGCTTTTCTGTTGCACGAAAACGGAAACGAACAGGAAAGAAAAAATAACGCAAAAAATAATGCGAAAACATATTGACAAAGGTGGGTAATCAAGTATAATAATATCATAAGATAACCAGTTGGATAACAGTCGAAGTCAGATGGAATTGGAGGTACAGATCATGGTCAAGAAGTCGGACATAGTCCGGGCGGCCGTTTCCAGGGATGATTTCAAAGAGGCTCTGAGAATCGCCAAGGACTTTAGAATCAACATCACAAAGGAGCAGCGGAGCACGATGGCTCGGGCCTACGAATGTATTGTCCATCCTGATTTTTACAGGCAGATCGGAACGGACATCCCGGCGGCTATCAATGAGGGCGTCGAGCTCGTGAAGAAGCTGTATGGGACCAAGAAAAACAAGGAGGGCCTGGCGGTATGACTATCGAAGTGAAGGCGGGAGCCCTTGAGGGGCTGAAGCTCACGCCAGTGTGGCAGGTTCTGTATAAGACCGTTTGGATGGAAAAGGCGGGAAAAGGCTATCAGATCCTGTTCAACAACGAGGTGACCGGCAACTGGGTTGCCCAGCACAACTTCAAGAGCAAGGAGGCTGCCGTGGCTGCGCTTAACGAACTCATTCGTGAGAGTTGCCGGGATGCCAGGGTTGAAACGAGAGGTTGCGGCAGCTTCGGCATCGACGTCGTGGTCGATGAGCAGGCCGCGAACGATGAGCGAATCGTGGACTGGAAAATCAGGATGCAGTACAAGAGCGAGTGGGAGATCACGGAGGAGATGGGCGAGATATGAACATCCAGGATGCGAGAAACCTCTTGACCAAGCCGATTGAAGGCATGAGCCTGGAGCAGATCCAGCGGCACAAGGTCAGACTGGTCGACGCCTGGCGGGAGAGCAGAGCTGAACACGGCTTCGGACAGGCAGTGAAGGATGGTTTCTTCAAGGCGCTGGCCAGCGACAGTGCGAGCGGCTTTGTTCCAACTGACCTTTGGCTGGAACACAATCTGGCGGAGAGGCTGGACGAAGCGTACGCCAAGGAAGCTGAAATGTTGAGTAATCCTTGATGACACCCGTAAACGCCTCGCCAAATCGCCGCAAATGGCCGAGAACACCAGCAACGGGAAAGGCAATACCATTTCACCCTATGCAAAATGAGCGCCACAGGGAAGCGTATAGGCCGTTCTGCGGGCTTACGTTTCCAGTTGGATAACAGAAGGAGGACGTGATAGCTATGTATCAGAAACTGTTGGCAAAGGCCGAGGAGCTCGACTGGAGCTGCTGGGAGGATGAACACGGCGGAGTCGAGCTTGGAAAGCACAGCCCCGCCGGCGAAGATTTCTCCTTCTACGTCGGCAACAAGGAAAATCTTGCAGAGGAGGCCCGCGAGTATGCGGACGACTTCGACCCCGAAGAGCACGTTCGGGAGCTGTTGAATGCCAAGGCAAACGGTTTTGCTGGTGTCCCAGACCTCAAGGCGCTGGTTGAGGACGCTGACGACATCAAGGAGATGCTCGACGAACTGGCTGATGCGCTGGAGGAAGTCGAGTGTGAGGGAGGCGGAGAGCAGTGATCTTTACGGCCAAAAGGTGCCCCGATTGCGGCGCTTTTATCAGCAGAGACGTTCACATGGATGCTGGCGGCCTCCCTATCTGGGTGTGTCCGAACTGCGGAGTGGTCCACGAGGATCACCGGTGGTACAAGGAAATTGACCACCAGACGGCCATCAGCATCATCGGGGCAAGGAAGCCGCTGGGTTTATTCGTTGAGGACACGGGCGTGGAGATCATCGGCATTGACAACAGCAGCGGGGACGCCTGGACGGAAGAGTTCCCGGAACGGTTGGAATGCCTGAGCTGGCTACTTCAAGAAAGAGAGGAGGATAAACGAAATGTCGGATGAGAAGATCGTGTTCGAGATATATGCCTTGGACGTATACCAAGAGGATGGGTGCTGGATTGAGAATGAGCGGCACCGCCTCGGCAAGATGGAGGTGCTGCCTGCCTTGGGCCAGGAGATTGACACGGTTGAAATCCTGTCTGCCATGGCCCGGTTCAGCTATCCTGACCTCTGTGGGCGCCGCCTGCGGGCACTGAACACCACTGACCGCCGGCGGGTATACGCGGAGGACTACTACGGCGACGGAACTTGGTGGGAGGTTGGGACAGTGAAGGATCGGATGCCTGTCTACGGGCTGAAGCTGCTGGATGACTACGGCAGAGAGGAGGCGGAAGGATGACAAAACAAGAGCTCCGGGACTATCTGAAGGCAGGGCACCTCATGAACGATGCCTTCGATTTTGGGCCCGGCCAGGACTGCGAGATTTTCAAGGCGGAACAATTTAAGCCGGGCGACGAGATCATCTATATACCTGACGTGTACCTGAACATGATCCCCGTGAACGCTCCGGTCACGGACGATGAGGTCATCGACGAGGTGGTGAGCAATTGCTACACAGGGGATGACTTCCTCGAACAGTGCGGCGGGGACGAAGAAAAGGCAAGGCGGCTGTTTTGGTACTGCGACTGGCAGCACCCGTCCTCGGCAATGGACGAAGGGGCTGTAGACGATGGCGAGGAGGATCAGGAATGATTGACAAGATGAGGGCGGCAGTCTCAGACATCCTCAGCGAGAGCTATTTCTACTGCAAGCAGAAGGATGGCACCTTTGAGATGGAGATTTATGCAGACTACCGGGACGAGATGAGCGGCAAAACCGCCGCCGAGATTTGCGGCTCCAGCGACCCGCGTTTGGCGCTGTGGGAGAAAATGCAGGATTGGTACTTCGAGACGGAGTGCCAGTACAGAAGCGATCTGGAGAAGGAACTCCGTGAAAGGCTCGAAAGCGACGATGGCCCATACACTGACGGTCTGGGAGATGCAGAGGATGAATTTGAGGCCGCGATTGAGGAGCTTGTTTGCTGGACGTACCCGGAGGATCACTTCCTCAAGCAGGAGTTCTTCGTCAACATCATGCTTGACACCGGCGACGGCAACTACGATTACACGCTGAACAGTGCGTATCCGTGCTGGTACGGGCAGTATGATGCTGGACTGGATGAAAAGAGCTCCTTACTGTGGCTGGCCCGCCAGCAGGGATACACCAAAACCCAGCTTTGGCGAGCTCTCAGAAAAGGAGATGCGGCTGACCCGAAGGGATTCCTTGACACCTGCCGGCAAGAATTGGCCAACCTGCCGTCCCACATGGCTACGCTGACGTTTTTGGTGCGGATGACGCTCCGGGACCTGATCGAGCTGAACCGGTGCATCAAACTCCAGGACCGGAACGGGCATTTCTACGACGCCACCAAAAATCCGTATTGCGGATACATTGTCCTGGGTAAAGAAACGATGACCGGGCTGTTTGATCCCTGGGCCGGCGGCGGAAGTGTGCTGGAGATCGAATTGGAGAAGGACGTGCGCATTCCGATTCGGTTTATCCGCTCTGCCATGCCGGACGGTTGCGATGACTGTGGCAGGTACGGCGTTGGGGATGTCTATGGGATGTGTGGCTCGGCCTGGGAGGACAGCCTCAAGGAGATTCATGCGCCGAAAAATATCAATGAATTGGAGGCAAGAGCAGGATGACCAGAGAAGAAGAGACTAATCGCTTTGTCGGTATGGAGAAGAAAAACTCGGACGGTGAGCGTACCTATATTGTTACGGAACTGTGCCCGCATTGCGAGAGCGAAATCGAGATGCGTTGGAACACTGACACTATGGGGTTCCGGGCATTTTGCCCAGTATGCGGTGAGCGCCTTATGCTCTGCGACGAGTGCCGCCATGCAGATGACGGGCCATGCGATTACGATAGCGACAAAGATATCTGCCGCCGTAGCCACATGGAAATGGTGGTGATGACCCCGTTGGAGGTGGATACACCGCTAGGGACTATCATTGCAAGAGGCGCCAATGATGGAGTACATCCTGGAATCTTGCTGTCCCTGATCCGAGAGGACAGACAATGCGACATACCGCTCGCCCTTGTTGAGTTCGCGGCGGATGATGCTGATTTGCCAGAAGGCGAGCCGAACCTCATCACAAGAGTCTGGGGTGACGGTGAGCAGGAGGATTACACTGACCGGGTGGTCCACAGGGGGATCGAGAATCATCTCCGAACGGAAAGTGCGGAGATAAAAGAGGGCTACATCGTTCTTTGCTATCCGACCCAGGCACTCGGTATGATCGTTGACCTCGGCAACGGGCCGACCACAGAGAACGGAGACAGGAGCAGCCAGTATTTCACCATCGCAAAGGGCCGACAGCACATCGACAGGACGGTGTCGGTCGCGCTGATCGAGAACATCCACGGGCTGCCGGAGGGCGAGGGATATTACACGCTCCACCTGGTCGATGATGTGAACGGAGGTCCGTGTGAGCTGCACCACACGGACGGCCTCAGCGAGGATTCTCTTATGAGCCTGCTGAAGGAGATTTTGGACGACCTAGAGAAAGGAGGCAAGCGGAAATAATGCCGGGCAAACAGCATAAGATCGTGGTCATCGTTGATGGCGGGCGAGTCGCCGAAATCTACGCCTCCGAGAAGGATGGCATCATTGTGGACGTTATCGACACCGATACGGACGATGCCGACCGCGAAGCTGAGATCCACGAGGAAATCCGGGAGCTCGAACGGGCGGTTGCCGCAGGCGAGCTGTTTGAGATTACAGGCTAAGGGGGTGCGCAGGTGGATCGAATAACAAAATGGGATGGAGACGTCCCGGCATATAATGGCCGATTTACAGGAAACCCACCAGAGGATATGCACCCGGCATGGAAAGCCGTCTATCGCCATTGGCGTCCAATCGACATAAAGCTAGAGGTGTTGCATCGTCTCGCAGAGTATGAAGATACCGGACTCATGCCAAAGGAAGTGATGGAACTGAAAAAATCGGTTGGCGGACACTTGATGGAGTTACAACTTATGGAACTCGATAACAAGCTGGTTGCTTTGCCTGTTGCCGTCGGCGATACATTATATATTCCGGCCAAGTCCGAAAAAGGGCCGACAGCTATCAGGGCTGTTGTTCGGTGGATCTCAGCATACATTGGCCGAGACAACACAACGAGTTTTCTGCTACAAATCGAAGATGAGGAAGGGGGAGTACATGAGGTCTACGATAGCCTCATAGGGAAAAGTTTCTTCCACACCGAGGAAGAAGCTGTTGAAAATGCGAAAGAGAGGTATAAGTGACATGAGCAAAGAGAAGTTTGAAGTGGCGGCGGAGATCAATGTATGCCTGACTCGCGAGGATGTCGATGACATTATGTGTTCGGTGCTGGACGCTATCGGATACTGGTGCCGGAAAGCCGAGGTTGTCGGGGAATATCTGGGAGAGTACGCCAGCGAGCAGATCAGCCATGGTGGCGCCCTTACCCTGTATGACGCCGAGAACGGCGACAAGTGGACGCTGGATCTGGAGAAGTTCCTGAGCGGAGTCAAGCTCTGGATCCAGAACGGCGACGACCGATACGGTGCCTTGCAGGGGGATGGGACACTCGATACTGGCGAGATTGACGGCGAGATGGCTGACATGATCGTCCAATATGCCTTGTTTGGGGAGGTGGTGTTCGGATGAGCGTCATGAAAGAACAGGCCATCGAGGTCATCGGGCAGCTCCATTCGGAAGGCCGCCTCGATTACCCGGACTACTGCACTATCTACGACGGTTTGGATGAAATTGATACCTTGCAGGACCGGGATAAGGAATTGGAAGAACTCTGGGCCGAGTTTGCCGATGCACCGATGGACCCTGAGACCGAGTGCATGGATGAACCGTTCCTGGGCTTCCCTGCGGGGACGCACCGGGAGGACATCTGGCACTGGTTTGACGAACGGCACAGCAAAGGTGTGGCGTACCTGCTGTATGGCGGGTCTGAGGACTATGTGCCGGAAGCCCGCCGTCTGTATGGCTTAAAAAAGCTCTGCACGGAGTGCGACTCTGAGAGCTGTGTATTCAATCCGCGTGGGGTGTGTTTGGCCCCGTTTGTCACCGGTCACGCTCCGGCCCTCTGTGATGACGGGTGCGGAGACTACTGCTACAAGGAGGTGTAGAGCAATGTGCGAGAGAAGCGTCAGAGACTTCGCTCCGCCCGAACGTATGGCGGAAATCGCCAACAACGCCGTCGATTCGTTCGGAGAGCTGCTGAGCGGGAGAAGCCTATATGATACCCTGTCCGGTTCTCTGAAAATGAGCGACGCCGAAATCCTGGCGGCTGGATTCACCACCCTGAAGGAGTTCATGGACGGAGGTGCTGGTGGTGGCGATGAGTAAACTGGCCGTTGGGCAGATCGACGTATTCGACGAGATCATCGTGGACAACTTTGCTGGCGGCGGCGGAGCCTCCACGGGCATTGAGCTGGCAACTGGCCGGGTGGTCGACATTGCGATAAACCATGACCCGGACGCTATTCTGATGCACAAGACAAATCATCCGTACACGGTGCATTATCAGGCCAGCGTGTGGGACATCGACCCGAACGAGGTGTGCCGTGGCCGCCCGGTGGGGCTGGCGTGGTTTTCGCCGGACTGCAAACATTTCTCCAAGGCGAAAGGCGGGAAGCCGGTCGACAAGAATATCCGAGGACTGGCATGGATCGTCCTGCGCTGGGCCGGAAAGGTGCGGCCAAGAGTGATTATCCTTGAGAACGTCGAGGAGTTCCAGACATGGGGACCGGTCCGAAAGGGGAAGCCGGTCAAGAAGCTGGCAGGGACCACCTTCCGAAAATGGCTTGGGCAGCTCCGGGCCCTTGGGTACGATGTGGAGTGGCGGGAACTGGTGGCTGCTGATTATGGCGCTCCTACGACCCGGAAGCGATTCTTCCTGATTGCTCGGTGCGATGGACGGCCCATCGTTTGGCCTGAACCGACCCATGCGCCGGCGGACAGCCCGGAGGTCAAGGCAGGAACCAAAAAGCCGTGGCGCGGCGCGGCAGAGATCATAGACTGGAACCTGCCGACGCCTTCAATTTTCGCCTCCAGAGAGGAGATCAAAGAGAAGTATGGCATTACAGCCCAGCGCCCGCTTCGGCCTAACACTATGCGCCGGGTGGCCCGTGGCATAGACAAGTTTGTCATTAAGGCCGCATCGCCGTTCCTGGTGACGGTGAACCATGCCGGAGAGTTTCGGGGACAAGAGATTGGAGAGCCGCTCAGAACAGTAACGGCAAAGCATGGGAATGGGCTCGCCTCCCCGCTGATGTCCCCCATGACCGTCACGAACACGACCAACAGCGTAGGTGCTCCGGCGGATATGCCGGTACATACCGTGACGACGGCAGGAAACCAGATGCTGGTCACTCCAACGCTGACTGCTATTGGACAGACCGGAGGCGGTGACCGGTGCCGCCGGGTGGATGAGCCGACCCACACGCAAGTCTCAAAAGCAGAGGAATGCGTGGTGTGTCCGGCCATGATCCAGTATCACTCGGAGCAGACTGAGCAGGTCCGTGGTCAGGCTGTGACCGGACCGATCATGACTATTGACGCAGCGAACCGGTACGGCTTGGCCGCCGCCTCGCTGGTGAAATACTACGGGAACGACCAGCGTGGTCAGGGGGCGGAAGAGCCGCTCCACACCGTGACAGCAAAGGACCGAGAGGGCGTGGTCCTTGCCTCTATGACGGAGTACCACGGGGCGAGCGTAGGGCACAATGTGACAGGACCAGTACCTACCGTGCTTGCCCAGGAGCATCAGGGCGTTGTTGCAGCGAACCTGTCGAAATTCTACGGAGGCGTGGTAGGGGCAGATATGTCCTCACCTGTTCCAACCGTGACCGCCGTTGACCACAATGCCTTGCAGGCTGCGCACATGGTCAAGATGAAGGGCGGCGACATCGGCGGCTCTGCCGGCGAACCGGTGCATACTATCACCGCAGGCGGAACACATCACGGGGTAGTGACAACTGTGGTCACCAAGGCTGAACCCGCTGCCGATCTTGGGAATTGGCCGAAAATCCGAGATCTGCTGAATGAGTATTGCGACTACCATCTGGCGGATGACGAGGTGATCCTGTTCCAGATTGGCGAGGCGTGGTACTTCATGGCCGACATTGGCCTACGGATGTTGACCCCAAGAGAGCTATACCGGGCGAACGGCTTCCCGGATGACTACAAGATTGAGCATGACTACACCGGGACAGTGTATGGCAAAAGCAAGCAGGTGGCGAGGTGCGGAAATGCCGTACCGCCTCCGTTTTCGACAGCCCTGGTCACGGCGAATCTGCCAGAGTGGTGTGAGAAGCGGTATAAGACCATGGCTGATTTTGAGTCGGCGGTAGCCGTCTAATATGGAGGTGCGCATGAAAAATAGAATAACCGTCAGGCATGGTATGCTCGGCGATCTGCGAGATTACCTGTCCAGAACCGGGTGGACGATTGAGGAGCCAGTTGGAGCCTACGAAGTACTCCGGGCCAGGAAGAATGGATACCCGAGGCCGCTGTTGGTCCACAACAGAACGAGCGGAGGCTGCGGATACAGCATCGATGAGAGGGACATGAAAGTCTATAATCGGTGGCGCAGCGACCGCCGTAAGCGGGGGATTTCCCCGGACTGGCCCACGCAGGAAGAGGATCAGCGAGAGCGCTGGCCCCTTCTGAGAGGAGAAAAAGTATAGCCGGAGGATGGCTGCCCTGCGGAGGAATGAACGGAAATAAACAATTTGGAAGAGAAGCGTTGATTTTTGCTTCGTTTCGGTGTATTATTGGGGTCAAGAGCAGAAACAGGAGGTGAACGCATGACTGCAAAGGAAGTAGTGGTGGCCGCCCTGGCTCGAACGGGCCACACCCAAGAGAGTGCCGCAAAGCTGGTAGGGTGGACCGGCGGGCAACTGATTAGCCAAAGGCTCCAGAGAAACTCCATGCGAGCCGACGAGTTCTTGACCCTGATGGATGCCGTTGGTGTAGATGTCACGTTTACGGTCAGAAAAACCGGCGAGATTCTGCGAGATCATACGGCAGGACACGGGCGCCACCTTAAGGGAACCGCAGATCGAGTGCTCTACGACACTGGCGCGGCTGATGCCTTGGCGAACAGCTTCTATGAGGACGGGGTCAACGAGTACAAGGACGGAGAAGCCTGCGAACTGTATGTTGACAAACGCGGGCGGTACTTCATGGCCGAGTACCACGAGGACGGTAGGGACAGGATTAGAGTCGTGTCCCCCAGTGTGGCCGCTGCCTTCATTGAGAAGTATGGGACCGACATTGAAAAGAGTCCAAAGAACTGAATAGGCAACGTGAATCCCTCTCCTGGTTGAACCCAGGGGAGGGATTTTTTTATTCATGCCGCAATCCTAACGTATGAGGCCGTAAAAGGCTGTATAGGCACCCCTGCGGACGACTGAATATACAACCTAACCCGCGAGAAACGGACAACGCGCAGGTGCTACTGGTGTGTACGACGGAATATTTGAAAACGATGTAATCAAGAAAAAAATATGAAAAAATATGCGAAAACATATTGACATAGGTAGGTAATGTAGTATAATAACATCATAAGATAACCAGATGGATAACAGATGAAGAATACGAGCGGCCGCCAGGCCAGGGGGAAGTCGAGATGAAACCAACATACGAGGAACTGGAACAGAAAATTGCGGAGCAAGATGAGATTATCCGTCACTTGCAACGCATGAATGCCAACACTGAGGAGCAGTCCATTGCAGGTTGCAAGGCAGACCTCGCATCAGCACTGAAGTCCATTGTAGAGGATGCGAAGCTCCCAGAGGCAAAGACAGACCCGGAAATCGCAAGCGCATTGTTGGAGGATATGCTCGATGTTCTCCGCTTCAAAAAGGTTTTGCCGGTCTGATTGAAGGCCAGCCGGCAATCGACTGAAACTACAGAATGGAGGTTCTGATATGAAAACGAAGACTCAGTTCAAGCAGGAGATGCGGAAGTATTTCCGCGAGGTTGTTGACAAGGTGACGGGGGAGACCTTCATCTCCTGGTTTGACAACCTGTGGGCGGAGCTGGAGGCCGACGGCCAGGTCATCAAGATCAGCGGCACCAACTATGTGAAGGACGGCAGCGACAGCGAGCCGAAGTCCTCCGGGACCGCCGATGTCACCGATGTCACCCAGCAGCTCAAGGAGACCGTGAAGACCGCCATTATCAAGGGTCAGGCCGAAGCCGATGTGATCGATCTGCGGAATTTCAAGGATGCTGTGAATGCGGCGGTTTCCGAGGAGAGCAGCGCCGACGAGAACTGGTCCTGGAGCGTCAAGGCCGTCAACAAGTTCCGTGTAAAGATCGGCTGGGGCTACACCGACAGCATGGGAGAGAAGACCCCGTTCTCCATCAGGGTCGAGGCTGGCTGGGTTGAGAATCCGGTTGTGATCGGCGAGATGCCGAACGGCCAGAAGGTTGTCGCCTTTGTTGGCGATGCTCCCTGGGATGACTACAAGACCTACGAGGAGGCGGTTGCCGGCGTCATCCACAGCATGGCCCAGACCGCCCGTAACATATATTGATCGAGGACAGGAGGTATCAGCATGAGTAAGTATGACAGCATCAAAACGGCCGCCGACTTGGTGTCCGAGGTCAAGCTCCACGGCCTGAGCACCGACCAGGAGGACATCTGCCGGGCCCAAGACATCTTCGGCAACACCCCGATTGTGGAGCTGGCTGCCCTTGCAAACGACATCGGCCAAAACAACCACTACTCCACGCAGGGCACGTTCTACATGATCGTCTCCCACATCTGGAACTGGGAGGAAGTGACCAGGTTCTGGAACCAGTACACGAACCCGCAGACCGAGGAACTTGAAGAACTGAAAAGCTCTTACATTGTTCTGAAGAAGGAAGAAGTCAGAAAATCCGAGGCTGCCGCCAAGGAGCATGACCTTCGGTTAGCAGAGACCTCCGAAAAGCTGAAGCTGAAGGAGGAAGTCGAAAAGCTCCGAGCCGAGCTCCACGACCGCAACATGGATGTTATGGAACTGAAGGCCAAGCTGTACGATCTGCTGGTCGAGCGGAAGGAGGTGGTGTGATGAGGGACTGGAGGGAGATGACTCCAGAGGAACGAAAGGGGGCCAGAGCCGGACGCGACTTCTACACCTGCAAGGAGCTGATGGATGCCCGCCTCCGGGATACGCTGGCGTTGTTGGCTGGCAACGCTTTCGCCGCAGCACGAGCCTGGAAGATCGCTTGGGGATGCTACCTGGTGAACACGCCCGAAGGGATCGCTGCCTATTGCATTGAGCAGGCTGAGGCGGCAAAGCTCGTAAAATGAAAGGAGATGAGCGTATGTATCGCTACTATTCGACCCATCGACCGGTCGGACCTGGCACGTTCCCAGGCCGGCCGGAGAACATCGTGAACTTTTCCGGCAGGGAGGATGTTTCCAGTATCGGACCAGCCTGGGGCTACCTGGAGTACCGGGAGCCTCTCGACGATGATGCCATTGAGCACTACGAACTGAAGCCGGCCAGCCTGAAGAAGTTCGTGGTCAAAGTCACCACGGTCCACACGCTGGAGGTGGAGGCGGAGAATGAGGACCTGTCTCTTATACACATCTGACGCTGCCGACGATCT